TAATCATGTCGCTGGCTATGCTGCGGAACGTGTCGCCCGCGCTCTTCTTGAACGAAGAGAGGGCGTCCTCGCCCGTGTCGAGCCAATTGAGGATGGCGTCCGTCATGTCGTCAACGAGCGGGGCGTACCAATCGGAAACCTGCTGCTTTATCGCGTCCATAGCCTCATTGTACGCCTTTTGCTGCTCCACGAGCTTCTCCAGCGTCGCCTTGGTCTCGCCAACGAGCTTGTCCCCGTAGTCGTTTATCAACGTCTCCGCCGCCTCCACGTTCAGATTGTCATCAGCGTCGAAGAGGTCGACACCGAGGTTCTCCTTCGTCCACGTGCGCAAGTCCACCGTTTTCTGGGCTTTGCCTTTCCTGAACCATGTGCCGTGCTTCCTCGCCTGCGTCTCGAAACGCAGGTTGTCTTTCGCCTGCACCTTGAAGTCCATCGCATTGATGGCGGAGGGGTCTAACCCTGTCACGTTCCACGTGGGGTCGTAACCCATCCTTTTCGCCTCGTAATAGGCGGATACGGTATTTCGTCCGCTGCCTCCTCCAAACAGCGTGCTGCCAGCGAGGCGGTCTTGATACATTGTCTGCTCCTCATGCAACGTGTTGTAGTACTTCGCCAGAGCGTCAGCCGCGCTCTCCCAATTCTGCTTGAGCGTCTGCCCACCCGACGTTGAGAACCACGTCTCCTCGGCGTGCTGAGCGTCGAGGACGGCTGTCGTGTACTCCTCCACGGCTTGCCTCAGCTTGTTAATCTCCTGCTGTTTCTTGACAGCGTTCTGGTAGCTCTCCTCACCTTTGTTCTTGCCAAAAAACTTGGAGAGGGCTTGAACCACTTTGAGAGCCGCGCCGATGATGGCGAGGATGACGGATGCCGTCTCCACCGCTTGCAGCGCGGCTGAGGCGGCGGTGCTGGCGGCTTTCATGCCGTCTATGGAGGTGTTGACGAGCGTGACGGTGGAGTCGATGAAGCTGAACACGTTGCCAGCCTGCACTCCGAGAACGTCGGTGACGGCTTGGGCGTTGGTCTCCAGCTCCTTGAAAGCGTCGGACACCTTCGCCTTGCCTTTCTCCATCTTCGTGGAGGCAGTGGCTTCGTCATCCTCAGCCTTGGCGAGCTCCGTATTGGCTTCCGCAGCAGCCTTGACGGCTTTAGCCTGCCGCTCCCTCAAAGAGGCGACCTTGGTCTCGTCACCGTCTTTCTCCGCTTTCTCTATCTGTTTTGTCACGGACTCGTACTCTCGCATGGCCTCGGTGACGCGTCTGGTCGCAACATCCTTTGCCATCATAGCCGCCGCAAGCTCGTCGTTGCCCTCTTTCCACGCCGCGAACGGGTCAAGCTCGACAAGTCGGTCGTTGAGCTTGCCTATCGCCTCCTCGAAAGCCTTTGCGTCGGCTGGGTTCAGGCTTTGCCTGATGGCACCGCCGAACTGCTCCATCTGCGCCTTGAGCGTGCTTATGGTGGTCATGCCGAACTTGGAGAGGTCTTGGAAGATGCGGGTGTACTGCTCACTGGACTTGAACTCATCCAAATCGACCTTGGCGAGGTCTGCCCTCTCAGCCGCCCCCGTCATCTTGATGGCTTCTCCCGCGCCCGTCTTCTGAGCCTCCGTGGAGTCGCCGGCGTTGACAATCTCTTCAAGCCTGGCCCTCTGCTCCGCGTATTTCTTTGAAATCTCCAGCCTCTTGCGCTCGAACTCCTCATGCTTCTGCGTGAGGGCGTCGGAGTTCTTCCTTATCTCGTCAGCGTACAGCTTGGATATGTCCTCGCCCATCTCCGTTGTCAAACGCCCTTTAGCCGCTTGCAGCGTGTCGGAGTATTTGCCTGCCGTCTTGTCGTCTATTGCTCCTTTCTTCCTGGCCTCGGCGACCTCTTTCTCTTTCTCCTCGATTGCCTTGATACGGGTGTCGTAGTCCCTCACTATGGCGTCACGCTCCTTGGTCAGCGACGCCTCACGCCTCTTGAACGCGTCAGCGTCCATGTCAGACTCGACCTTGGCGATTTCCTTAGCCAGAGCCTCGGCTATCTTCTTGCGCTCGGCAGCCTGCTTCTCCATCTCCTTTTTCTTGGACTCCGCGTTCTGCTTCTCTTTCTCAGCGTCCTGCTTCTCTTTCTTCTTGCGCTCATCCTCCGCTTTCTTTGCCGCCTCGTCCTGCTGCCTCTTCTTTTCCGCGTCAAGGTCGTCGTCGCTCAACCCGAACAGGGCTTTGTTGGTCTCGCTCCTTATCTCGGCTCGCATCTCGGAAGAGTCTTTGAGCAACGCTGTAATCTGTTTCTTAATGGAAGACCTGCTGTCAAACAGACCTGCTGAGCGCACAATGCTGCTGAGCGTGTCGTTCGCCTCGTCGCTCAGGTTGGTAATCTTGTGGATGTCGTCGCGGCTGTTGTGTTCTGCCGTCTTTCCCTCCGCCTCCAGCTTCTTGATTTCACGCAAGGCTGCCGCCAGCTTCTGCGTGCGTTCGAGCCTCTCCTTGTCCGTCTTCGCCTCCTCCACCCACTCTTGACCAGAAGAGCGGATTTCCGACATCTGCTCCATCACGACCTCTTGCCGCCTCTGCTCCTCGGAGTCCTGCCAGCGCAGGTACGCCTTGACGCGGTAATAGTTCTCGACGGAGGCTGACAAGCGGGCGTACATGTCCTCCGTCAGCCCTCCTTTCTCTATCTCGTCTGCGACCTCAGCGTTGTACTTCCTCGCCTCCTCCACGAGGCGTGATTTCGTGCTGGCGTATTGAGCTGAGGTCTCTTCCAAGGAGGTCATGGTTGAGACGATGTCAAGTATCGCCCTCTTCTCCTTGTCCGCCTCCTTGTCCGCCTCAGCCATCGCCTTGTTGAGGTTCTCGTGGCTCTGCTCCGCCTCCGTCATGCTCGTGGCGTACCGGTATATGCCGTAGCAAAGCCCGGCTATCGCCGCTCCTATGAGGACGTACGGGCAAGCCGCCATGGCTGCGTTGAGACCCATCTGAGCAGCCGTTCCCGATATGTTTGCCCTCACAACCTGCCAAATGGCTTTCGCCATGCTGGCGTTGGCGGCTTGCCCCTTTGCTTGGAGGGCGAGGTTTATCGTCTGCTGGAGGTTCGCCGCTTTCTGCCACGTGACGTGCAGCACGAGGGCAGCCTTGGCTATGCCTATCGCGCCTGCCACGGAGATGAGAACCGGCACTATCTTCTGCCAATTCTCAACAAGGGTCGTAGCCGCCTTGATGGTGTCCATCACAACCCCCTCCAGAGCCACGCCCATGGTGTTGTACATCGTGGAGAGGGCGTCCTCGAACATCGATATTTGACCTTGGATGGTCTTGGATGCCGCCTCGGACATGTTGTAGAACCTGCCGCCCTCCTTGGTCACGTCGATGAACGCCTGCTGCACCATCTCCGCCGTTATCTTGCCTTTGGACATCTCGTCTTTGAGGGCGGCGATGCTCTTGCCCGTCTTCTGCGATATGGCCTCCAAGGGGTTGAAGCCCTGGTTAATCATCTGGTTGAGGTCTTGACCCATCAGCTTCCCCGTGGCGGACATCTGCGAGAACGCCAGCGTGAGTGAGTTGAATTTTGCCGCATTGCCCATGGATATGTCGGACAGGGCGGTCAGGTACTCCACGGACTTCTGAGCGTCGATGCCGAACGAAATCATCATCTGCTCCGCCCCGACCATGTCCGTCATCTCCAAAGGCGATTTCTTCGCCAGCGTGAAGAGCTGGTCGAACAGGGCGGAGGCGGTGTCCTTGCCGACCATCGTCTCCAAGGAGGTCTGCATGTTCTGCATCTCCATGCGCGCGCTCACGATGTTGCCGATGAACTCCTTGATGCTGTACCCGCCAGCTATGACCGCCGTCATCTTGGCTATCGCCTCGCCTGCGCTCTGGGCGTTCTCCTCGACGGGGTTGAGAGCGTCGTCTATGTCCTTGATGGAGGCGGCGAACTTCTTAGCCTCAACGTCCGCGTCAAGCATCTTCTTGCGGAACTCCTCCTGCACGTCCGTCTGCGCCCAGAACGCCCGCTCTGCCTCCTTTGCCGCCGCCGCAAGGCGGTCAAGCTCGTCCGACGAGCTGCCTGCCGCCGTCGCCCGTGACAACGCCTCCTGCGCCTGGCGCATGGCCTCGCCAAGGCGTATGGCCTCGTCCGCGCTGCTCCTGAAGCCCTGCGAAGCCTTTGCCAAATCGCCCTCCGCCGAGCGCAACGCCTCGCCAAGTTTGGAACGGAGCATGTCGGACGTGATAGCCAGCTCGCCCGACAGGTTCTGAGCGTCTGTCCGCAGTTTTAGCACCTTGTTTTGCAGCTCCTCGTAGCCTTTGGGGTCTGCCGCCTGCTCCGTGCTGAGAAGCTGCTTCTCCAGCCTCGCCAGCTCCTCACGCATCCCGATAAGCTCCGTGTATTTCGCCCTTATGTTGAACTCCATATTCAATGTTTTTTTACCGCCGCCCTCTTGCGGGCGAGCGCGTCTTTTCCCGTCATCTTCTTTACCAGCGTGCCGTACACGACGTGCGCCTTGTCCCTCTGCATGAGCAGGAGGTTGCGGTACGGCACGACGTCCATCACTTCGGGATAGGTGAGATGGAGGTTCTCCATGAACGTTGCCACCTGTCCCATGAGCGTGTCGTTGCCAGCTATCTGGGTTGAGCTATCAGCCTCGTGACGCTCCTCGCTAAGCTGACAGCTTTGATAAAAACCTTGGGGTCGAGCATGGAATACGCCAGTTCCAACCCCTTGACCACCTCTTCGGGGCGACCTTCCGACAGCTCGCCGGCGAGACCCTCGTCCCCTTGGATGAAGCAGGAGAGTGCCTTTGACAGCCTCCCCATGTCTGATATGCCAGCCAGCAGCTCCGCCATAGTGTCGCCAGTGTCGAAGCCCGACAGGTGCGAGCCAGCCAAGGCGAGCCTCCTTATCGTGGGCGGGCGCATGACGTACCTCCGCGAGTTGACAAGGAACGCCTGGCAGTCCAGTCCCGTCAGCGCGTCAGCCACAATCCTCGCCCCTTTGTTCTCTTTCCTCATTGCCTAAAATTGAAAATAAAAGGAGGCGCAGACGGCATATAGCGTCCGCGCCCCCGCCCTTAAACCGGGACAAGCCCAGACTATTCCGTTGCCGTCACCTGCTCTGCGTCGACCCAGTACTCGGTGCTGATGGTCTCGGTCTTGGGCTCCATGACGGTAGCCGTGACTGAGAGACCGAGCGCGCCGTCCGTAGCTGCCTCGCGCACGGAGATGTTGCAGTACGGGTAGACGATGTACACGTCATCCGTAGTCAAGGCGATGATGCCCTTGTGGATATAAACGGGGCCTCGCCCCCTCTCCCATACTCCGTCAGTGGCTTTGCCGCCCATGAGCTCCGCCTTGAGGTCGAAGTCGTACTGACCGATGGTGAAAGTCACGGTGACGTCGCCCATCGTCTTCCTGCCCTGCCGGTAGATTGAGCCAGTGAGCTGGTTGCGGTAGCTGTCCTGCGACGGCTCAGCCTCCTCAACCTGCCACGTGTCCTGATGTATGTTGGTCACCTCCTTTGCCGTCGAGAGCAGCGTCTTGAGCGTCGCCCCCGTGACGGCGGTTGTGATGTCCGTCGTCTCGCAATACCACAGCTTCTTGATGTCTATTGCGGAAATTAATTTACCTGCCATTGCTCTATCGTGTTTTGAAATTCAAACAGAACCCTAATGTTGATGTAATGGAGGCGCAAGGATGCGTCATCGAGCATTCCCGCGCTCTCCCTCTTGAAGCGGTAATTGACGCCGTCCTTACGTCCGACGTTAATACCGAAAGCCCCGACATACTCCCGCTCCAGCTCCGCCAGACGTATGAGGTCGGCATCGCCGTCGGGCAGGTCGGGAACGCAGACGTTGACCTCGGCGTAGGCTTTGCCCCACGCGCGCCCGGAGCTCACGGGCTTGACCGTGACCGTGACGCGCTCCGTCGAGACCTCGCCCTTGGTGAAGTTCCACCCCCGCTGCACGTCCTTGACGCTCAGCGTGGCGCAATAAAGGAACAATACGTCCCCGATGTCGCTACTCGTCATCATCCTCGTCAAGCATCCTTTCTGCCTCCAAAGCCGCCGTGGTGAGGACGACCTCACCCCTCGCCTCCACGTCCTCGGCGTATGGTGCATCGTTGTAGAGGACAAGGTCGCGCCCGTTCACCACACGGAACTTGTTGGAGCTTCGCAGCCGCCCCGTCACGTCATGGTAAGTGCCGGTCTCCTTGGCTATCTCCACGGCTCTGTTGCCGACCTCGTCGAGCCTGCCGCATATCTTGGAGTCCACCTCGGAGTTGATTGCGGCTATCTCCTTGCGGAGACCTCCGACACCCATGTTCGCCTTAATCATAGATAGACGTTTTTATAGTCAAGGAGGTTGCATCCCGTGACGCTGCGCGCCACGCCCTCCGCCCTCACCGAGCCGTCCCGCGTCCACAGCACCCGCACCTTGTCGCCGGCGGACACCTTGACGGAGCCTCCGCAGACGATATGGGCGGACGGGCGGAAGACCTCGCCATTGGCTGAGGTGACCTCGGACACACCGCTGTCGTCGCATCGGCACTCGCCGGCATCCTCCCACGCCTCCGTCCCCGGGCGCATAGTCCTGCCCAGAGAGTCGCACTCCTTGGGGGACACCCTCAGCACGAGCAGCCTGTGTGGAGCGAACATCATCACCATGCGTCAGTCTTGTCTGTTATGACGGAGAGGCCAGCCATGGCGACTATTGTCCCGTCCGGCGTGATGCCGAGGGAGCGGCACAGCCAAATGTAGTACTTCGTCAAGTTGTCGTAGTTCCACGACACCGAAAAGCCGTTCTCAGAGACGCTGCCCATGCGGGGCTTCAGGATAAAAGCGGGCAACGCCGCAGCCAATGCTTTCCGCACGGCATCAGTGTTGCCCGCCGAATACTCTTCGTCCATGGATACGGACAGGGAATGGGAGATGTCGGTCAGCTCCGCCTCGGTTACCCCGAAAGGGCGCAGCTCGCTGACCAGATACTCGCGGACCGTCATGACGCTTTCCTCCTGCGCTTAGGGGTCGGGGCGGATGAGACCGCCACGTCCTCGAACAACGCCTTGCCGACCTCGACGGTGCGCTCCTTGACCAAGCCGAGGGCGATAAGCTCCCGCGCCCTCCCCTCGTCAACGGTCATGGTGTCGCCCACGGAGTGGACGATGCCGAAGCTCTCCCGGTCACGGAACTCCCGCGCCACTATCACAGTCTTTTCCATTCTCCGCCTCCTCTCTACGCCTGTATGGTCTTGCTGTCCAAAGTGTAGATGCGATCCACGTTGTTCAAGACGGGGACAACCATCGCCTGCGACGCGGTGAACTCCCTCCACGGGTTGTTCTGCGCGTACTTGGAGACGAGGATGAAGTCATCAGCCGTCTGGTAGGTCACGCCGGTGACGGGGCGGGATGCCTCCACAAGGTCAGTCCACACGAGAGAGCCGAGGCGGCTGTCGCAAGTGAACGCGGCCGTGCCTTTCTTCCACGCCTCGTCACTCTTGCGCACGCCGTTAAGCTCCGTGCGGATTTTGCGGGCCACGCGGTGCAGCGTGACGCCCCATTTGCGGCGGACGACCTCCTGCGCTTTCTCCAAGTCGAGGACGGGGATTTTGTCGCCCACGAAGCCCTGGTTGAACGCGTACTGCTGGCGCACCTGCTCGTTGGCGTAGAACGCCTTGAGGAACTCATCGTCAGCCCACATGTCGGTGATGACGTTGTCGTCGTCGAGTGCCTTGTCGAATATCTTCTGCAAGTCGTCGAGAGCGTCGACCGAGGTGTCGCTCCAAAGGGCTTTGACGCCAAACTTGTTAGCGTCGTAGAACATCATGTCAATACGCACGCCCGTGCCGTTGGAGCGGGGGGCTACGCCGACACCGGATGACAGCTCGGAAAGGAAGATGCCCTCGATGGTCTCGTACACGCCCTCGATGACGCGTGGGAGGTCGGTGAAAATCTTGTCCACAATCTGCGCCGTGGGGCGGGAGGTGGCAATCATCGCGGCGACATCTTTCATCTGCTTCTCCGTGAGGTACATCTGCATTCCAATCTTGGGAATGTCGCCAGAGACGACCTCGATGGAGTCGCGGCTCTTGACGGGCAGCTCGGAGTCCAACGCCACGACATCGGCGGAGACTCGGTTGTACTTGGCGAGCACGGATGCCCAGCGGCTGTCGCTGGTGTACTCGGGAGTCAGCAAATCCTTGTAAAGGTATGGGAGCGTCTGGGCGTTCCTGTCATTCAGCTTCTCCACTACCGAAGTCACCAGTGTGGGGAAGAAAGTGCGGACGAAATCCGCATAAAGGCTCTGTTCCATTTATCTACGCCTCCTCGTCTTTTACTAATTCAACAAGCGGCAGGGCGGCTTTGAACTCCGTCGCTACCGGTGTGACTGGGTATGGTGCGGCCTCGCTGTTCAGGCGACCGCTCGTCATGATTGAAGCCCATGGGCGTTCCTTTGGCACGGTGCGGTACAGCACGCCACAGATGCTCCAATCGGAGGGGACTGTGGTGTACGCCCCGTCCGTGGGCTTGAGTGGCTTGTACGTGCCGTTTCCGTCGGTGATAATCAGCTGCCCCGCCTTGATGTAGGTGTCCTCCACCTCCGACACGTCAAGGACGCGACCGCCTACGATGCCGCCGATGAACTTTGGGCATACCACGTCATCATTGGGGAAGATTATAACCTTGCCCCCGTTCGTTACTTCCGCTTTCATCTTTTTTTCTTTTTGTTACTTCCTGACAAGCCTGTCCGCTATCTCGGAGATAGTCTTAGCGTCCGGCTTGCCGTCATTCCCAAGGGACACGCCCAAGCTGTTCTTTGGCAGCTCGTTCGCACGAATGTTCCCCGCCACCGTTGCGAGGTGGGCGGCGATTGCCTCCTCCGTGGCGTCGCTGGCGAGGGCGAAACCCTCTTTTACTCGCCACTCGGGGATGCCAAGCTCCTTAGCCTTGCCCGTTATGAAGTCGGAACGCCTGCGCTCCTGCTCGGCTGCTTTCATAGACTCGTTCTCCGCCTTGAGGGCGTTCACCGCGTCAAGGAGGGCTTTGTTGCCGTCCGTCACGGATTTGAAACGGCTCTCCAGCTCCGTCATCAGTTTCGTGCGCTCCGCGTCATACCATTCATGGCTGTCAGCTTCCCTCGGCTCCTGCTTTGGCACTTCGTTCCCCGGCTGTGGCTGTTGCTTCGCCTTGAGCTCAGCCAACTCTCTGGTCAGCCTTTCAAGCTCCGCCTTGCCGTTGCCCGTAACCTCTTGCAGTTTCTTCTCCGCCTCCTTTTTGGCTTTATCCAAAGCGTCGTTGACCCTTTTGTCGTTCGAACTCTGGAGCGTTTCGAGAAACCCTTTCTGGGCAGCCACCACGCCATCGACATTGTCTTCCGTCACTAAACCTGACGAGAACAGGGACAATGCGAGTGAAGCGAGTATGGCGTCACTCAGACCGAGTGCGGAGTATGCCGTCTTTAACTTTTGGAGGATAACATTGTTGTCCATTTGAAACTTATTTGGTTAAAATCAAAGTTACAAATATTTGATTAGAAATGCATTGGAAATAAGTGTGAAACCACCAAACATCCGCCTCGCCTGAACACCAGAACACCAGAAAGACGTGGCGGTCGGTTTGCTGTGTGTGGTGTGTCTACTGGTGTCGTGTGTCGTGTGGTGTCGTGTGTCGTGTACTGGTGTCGTGTGTCGTGTGGTGTGTACTGGTGTCGTGTGTGGTGTCGTGTGTCTACTGGTGTGTACTGGTGTCGTGTGGTGTCGTGTGG